ACCATAATTTTCAAGTAATATATCTACTTTATCTTTAGTTAAAACTTTTTTAGATATTAAAGAATCCATTATATCATCTAAACTAGTGTCAATGTATCTATTATTTTTACCTAAATAACTTAATAAAGATTTAAAATTAACATGATTTTTAGTATTAGACTGACCAATAGTATACGCATGATTTTTAAATATCATTTCAATATATAATAAACTTTCTTTATATTTAGAATTAGCCATAATTTCCATAGCAAGAATATGATTATCATCATCTGAACTATTAAACATTGTAGATAATTGTGTAAACATATCAGCATCTATTATAACAGCATCATCACCATTAAGTTGATCTAATAAACAAGATTCATCTATAATTTCTTTACCTTTAATAAGGTCATATAAATGAATATAATCTTTATTTACTTCATGTACATGTTCTGAACTAGTATTTCTAGATTCATCAAAACTTAAAAATTGTGGTTGTTGAGAATAACTATTCCATTGTGGTAAATCATTATCTGTAAAATTTCTTGCAGTAGACCAATCAGTTAAGATATATTCTTCTGTATAAAATTCTAATGCATTTTCAAGTTTACTATACTGATAGGTATCTAAATCATTTTTATATGTTTCAAAAAATAATTGTACAATAGTTGTTGGAATTTTATATTTCCATGTATATCCTGTCATTTTATCTTTTGTTTTAGAAGAACCAAATATTACATTTGCTTCACTTACATCTCTTACTGTACGGATACCAAATTTAGTAGCCAAGTCTTTAAGTTTTATCCTAGGAATATTAACCCCTGGTAAAAAATAAAGTTTATCTCCTTTCATAGGAGTGTATCCATTTTGATTAATATTAAAAGTATCAATACTTGGGTCAAAATAATTTGTTGTTTCAATTTTTATGTCAATATTAGTAAGTCTATTATTTTCAACTGAATAGTCAAAATCTAAATATAAATATGCCATTTGTTTTATATTAAATAAGGGAAGTTTTACCTTCCCTTATTATGATTAATAATTAATTTATTTTACAGCCATTTTTACAACATCACTGTTCATCATAAGTTTACTAAACTTAAGTTTATTTCCATTTACAATTTCCTTAATCATATAATATCTAAGGTCATCAGTAAATGCACTACAATCTGTAGTAAGTTTGATCAATCTATTAGTAAATGCATCTGTAATTGTATTCTTTTCAGAATAAACCAAAGAATAATTTATTACTCTGGTAGCAATAATACTAGATAAATCTGCTCTAAAATCATCATCTTTACCTACAGCACCATCTAGTGCTCCCATTACATATGCTTCATCTTTAGTCATGATATCTTCCGGAGAAATAATCTTATCTAATTTGTTATTAATAAACATAGTAAACATAGAACTAAAGTCTGGACCAACTGAACCTTCACCAATCATTTGAATTAAAGGTAAGTCATTTTCAAACTTAGGAATAGAACTAATAGCATTAAAGAATGTAGTTACTGATCTTGGATTAATCTTTTGTGTGACTAATTCAGGATGCATTAACATAAAATTTATACATCTACCATCAATATTTGCGGTCTCAGCCCACTTAGCCCATACTTTTACATCATACTTAAGCTCACATGAGATAAATCTTGTTTTCTGAGCTACATCTAGACTAGTAACATTATAGTCACCATTATCTGGATTAGTAGTTAAAAGTACATGCCAGTTCTTAGGAAGTTTCCAAGAAACATATTCTTGTCTATCTAAGATCTCCATAGTTGCTTGCATAAATCTATGGTCAGCTCTAGTATAATCATCTAATACTAAAAAGCCACCCTCACCTTTGCCTTGAATCCATTCAGGAGCAGCATGAGACATTCTTTTTCCTGATATTTTATAACCTTTTGCAGTAGCTGCATTTATCTGAGATTCATTAATCCAGGTAGTTTTACCTTCAGCATTTGTTATTTCAAATTCTTTTACAGGAAAACCAACTAAGTCACCTAATTCTTCTAACTGAGATAAATTAAGTTTTACTACTTGCATATCAAGTTCTTTACCTAACTGCATAATAGCAGAAGTTTTACCAAGACCTGCATCTCCTTCAATATTAATAGCTACAGGAACCTTACCTTCCTTTTGAATATGTTGGTTATTGTTAACCATGTGCTTAATAAATCCTTTTAATTCTTCAACATTTAATTGTACTTGACTCATAATTTTCTTTTAAAGTTCTAATTTTATAACCTGACCCGGAAGATCTGGATTCATACTTGATTGTTCTGACAAAACCCAAAGAACTCTTCCTTTTGGTGTTACAGATGTATAGCATTCACCGTCAGTAAAATATACTAAACTTGTATATAAACCTTGGTTTTCATTATAATATTCTAAGACAGGATCAAACTCTGTTCCTCCTCTTCCTGATACAGACATTTCTAATTTACCTTTGTAAGCTTCAATAGAATTGATTCTTGTATCACATTGTATAACTGTAATATCTACGCCTGATTTATGTATGTGGTGTATTTCATTCATAAACTCTTGTAGTTCATGATCACTTACTGATCCAGAAGTGTCAACACCTAATAACATATGCTGTTTCATCTTGATTTTAAGGCCAGGATTTGCATCATATCTTTTATTTTCTTTTCTTCTAACTTTTTTAGTATAAACTTTAGTTGAAACTCCATTAAATCTTCTGATATATCCTTTCCAATCAAACTTAGCAGCAACAACTTCTTCAAGTATAAGAACACCTTCTATTTCTCCAGGTACATTACCTCTTTTTTTAAGTGTGTCATCTTTTGCATCTGAGAGTATTTTCTGTACTTGTTTCTCAATAAGTTTTTGTTCAGCTTCTGTAAGATTTTCAAACTCATCCCAAGTACTATGGTCAGGCAGATCAGCACCGTCACCAGCATCCATTTGATCACAAAGATCATCAAACTTTTCATCACCACTTGTACCATTTGTGTCTTTCTCATTCTTAGCTTCTTTAAGCTTATCATAATAATATCTACAACCTGCTTTAGTATTTAAATTTAAATCAGGATAATTATTAATATCAATACCACCAACTGGTAGTAAGTCATCACTAATATATTGATTTATTTCCATATCCATAGCAATATTTGCTAATCTTCTATCACTAAATTTAAATACAGTAGTTAAATGACCAAAAGCAATATGTAAAAGTTCATGTTTAAGTAAGCCTAATCTATGATCTTCAGATAAATCTGTCCAAAACTTTTCATTTATTGCTAATTGGTAATTAATACCATTTTTACAAACACCAGCAGTTGGTACTCTATTATTCCAAATTTTATTTAGTTTAATGAGAAAGAACCCATAATAGGGCTCTTTCAACATTAAATCTTTTCCTGTTTTACTAAGAGTATCTTCTCTATTCATTATCTTTTATTTTTACATTTATTTCTAATTTATCTGTAGGATAACCCATATTATATAAATTATTAGAAAGTTGATTAGTAAATAATTCTAAATATAATTCTATTGATTCTTCACTACATTTATTATCCATTAAAGCAGAAAATACTGTAGAAGAAGGTAATCTATAGTCTGTACTATCAAGTTTTAAAACATTTTTTATAAGTTTAAAACCTTTTTTACATTCTTTTTCCCATTCTTCAGCTGCTGTTCTACCAAATTGATATAATACTAATAATTCACCTAAATGTTTTTTACTAGCATAATTATCAATACATGAAAAAGCAATTACAGTATTTTCTTTATCTTCAGAAAGTAACATATTCAATATGTTTTTAATTTCTTCTTTGTTAAAAATCATAATTTTGAGATTACTAAATAATTTGCATAAGCTTCATTATAATTTCTTGCCCATATTCTATAGCCATCAATTATAAATAATTCTTTTTTTTCTTCCATTAGTCTTCTATTTTAATACCTTTTACTTTTATTAAATACTGCTTATATTGTTCTTTAGTTATTGTCTCTAAACCTTCATATATTTCATCTTTATTAAATATTTCTTTTATTGTTAATAAAGAATCAAATGTATTCATAAACAATTCACCCATAAATGATGGTTCTCTATTAAAAATAGATGGATCTACTAACACTTGAGTTTCTTTTTTTCCTTCACTATTTTTTACACAAATAAATTCTACAAATAAACTTGGTTCATCAGGATTTGCTTCATTTGTAAAAACTACTTTGATTTTTTCATTTTCTATTTTAATTTCTTTTACTTCTTTCATTAGTCTTCTATTTTAAATAAATGCAATCCAGTAATAATTTTATCTAAAGATTTTTTAATACTAGGATGCATACTTTTAGTATCTAGTGTTAAACCATCTTTTTCATTTTCATCTTTAGTTGCAAAAGCAACATATATTTGATGACCATTATATTTATCTTCAGTAAGTATATTACCACGTTCAAATGGTAAACCTTCAGGTATTAGATATTTTCCAGTTACTTTTATATAACTATCTTCTTCTATTACAGAATCTACTGTAAATATGTTATTTATTTTTTCCATTAGTCGTCTATTTTTAAAGTATAAATTAGATCTTGAACTTTTTCAACTATGTCTTCTTTAAGTTCATCTGTAAGTGTTTGCAATTCTAAATTGTATATCCACTCATAAAATTCATCTTCTGTCATTAGTCTTCTATTTTTAAGGTTTTAATTGCCCATTCTTTAGGTTTACCTGATGATATCATATCTACCCATTCTTTAGCAGTAGGAATGTAATTATTACAATCTTCTTTTACATGCTGTTCTCCAACATATCTAGTGTATACAGTTTTACCATCTGAATTTATAAATGAGTTACCAAATACTTTTTCACATTCAAATATACCTTCACTATGATGTCTAAACATTCTGTGTTTACTGTGTCCTATCCAAGCCTTAGTTTCATCAAACCAATCATGAATAGGTTGGTAATCAGATAACTGACCACCCCATTTTCTAACTGAGGATTTGCAATGTTGCATTGGATGTGCCATTATTCTAAAGTTTTACTAATTAAATCTCCATCATGTTCAAATTCTTCAGTATCAGTAATATAAATCATATTATTTATTTCATATTTACCTGAAGGAATTTTAATAAGCATTGTTCCATAACCACCATCATTATTCCACCAATCTTCTAAATCATTTAGAATTTTTTCATTTGCAAAATCTTTTATTTTATCTGAAAGTTCATCATCAAGTGTTTGTAAATTAAGAAGATCTTCTCCATAACTAGTTAAATTCATAATATTATCAAAACTAGCTTCTTTAGTTGTAGTATATATAATATCATCAATATCTCCTGAATCTCCACCACCTGAGTAGAATATCTTAATTCCGGTCACACCAAGGTCAGCCAACTTTAATAGAAGGCCTGTCATTTCATTTTCTGTCATATTATTTTGTTTTGTAAAATCTGCCAAGAATATTGGCATTTAAATAATTTTCTTTCTCAAGCACTTCATATTTAAACTGGTGCTTTACTTCTTGATAAGTTAATTCTGTAGCAGAATAACAAATCAACAAGATCTCTCTTTTAATAATTAATCCTGCTTTGTGAGCTTCTTTTAATTGTTGATTACTACTATAGTAATTTTCAAAATTAGCTTTTTGTTCTTTGGTATATTTTTTTAATCTTTTATCAGTAACTAATGCTAAAGCTTTTTTACCAAGTTTCTTTTTTACATTTGAAAAGAAATTCTTTTTACCAATATAGGCATAAGTATTTCCATTTAATATCACTGACATGTGATAAATAAATCCAATAGCATTTTCTGGTATATTTGTTTCAGTAAACTTTTTACCTTGATAAATCCAACTCATATAGCTTGTTTTAGTAAAGGTAATAATATTCCTCTAACTTTATCAACTCCATGTTTTTCAATAGAATCGGATAAATCTTTTTCCATAGGAAGAACAACATAACTAAAATTATATTTATGTTTATATCTTTCAGCAGCTTTTATCCCTGGTTCATCATTATCAAACAATACAATTATAGATTTATACTTTTTACTAAATTTATTGATTATAGTTTCTGAAATCATAGTATTCTCACTGTCTGGTGCTATACATTCTGCATTAACAATTTTAAGTTTTTTAAATACCATAAGATCTTTTAAAGAAGAAGTTATAATTAAATAATCTTTTTCATAACTTATTTGATCAAGTCCTTGTACATAATTTTGTACTTTAATAAATTTTTTATCAGAATTTTTTGGCATATAAACTTTATACAAAGAACCATCATTTCTAAAATATCCATAAGTATATGGTCTTTCAAATTTAAATAAAATTATAGTACCATCTATATCTTTTTTTTCCATTGTAAAATACTGCAATGGTGATACATTATGATGCTCAAGTAATGTTGATCCAATTTTAAATCTTGTCCAATATTGTTGATCTAATGTATTCCAATGTCTTATTTCATGGTCAACTACTTTAAATTTATCATGAATTTTAAATTCTCTTTTTTCAAAGAAAGTATTATTAGCAATAAAGTCTTCATAATCAGAAAGTATTTTATTTACTGCATTAGCCCTAGTTGGCATATTATATAATGCTTTAACTAATTCTATACTATCTCCTTGAATGCCAGATGAAAAATCTTTAAACTTATAGTATCCTGAAATTGTATCTGTATAAATACACATTGAAGGTACTTTATCTTTTGAATTAAAAGCAGATAATATTTTAACATCTTGTCCTGTAAGTTTTTCTTTTAAATTTAAATAATTTTCAAAAACCCATTCTCTAGGAACATCACTTAAATCTGAAATTATGTGTTTAGTTGAAATCATAGTATAAATTTTAACAATAAAAAAGAGGAACCATTTCTGATTCCTCTTATAACTAAATTTTATTTAGTCTAAATTGAAATCAGAACTTGATTTTGTAGTTGTAGAAAAATCATCATCATCACCAAATTTCTTTACTTCAGTAACTTCTAGTTTTTTAAGATATTTTGCTTCATCATAAACTAAAACTTTACCTTCTTCAATTTCACCATAAGCATATTTACCTTTTTCTGATTTAGCTAAATACATATCATAATTGATATAACCAGACTTGTTTAAATATTCTTTACCAGCTACACAAAATTCTAAATACTTATCTTGAAAAAGACCTGCTTTGTTAAATGCATTTACAAAATCTTCAATAGTACTATGTTTATCATTTTCTCCTACAAACCAT